TGAGTTCGATAGATAGGAAAGAGTATAAACAGGATGTTAGCCAACTCCACATTAGGTGTAACGAATTGGAAAAAAGTAAAGCCTCTGTTGTTCCAGAGGTTGCAGTTAAACTAAAACAACCAGAAAAACCTGTAGTATAAGTATGGAGCGAGAAATTAATGTGGATAAGGTCAACGAGTGGTGGTTATGGGCACTGGGAATTCTCGCTAGTACAGGGGCTTGGACTGTAAAGATGCTATTTAAAAGACTAGATCACATGGAGGAGAGAATAGAATATGTAGAACGTACACATATAACTAAAGACGATCTCGATGAAAGTCTTTCTCATATTAAAGATACAAATAATATGATCCTACAACATCTACTCAAACATCGCACTACAGAAATCCATGCCAAAAAAGATACCCAAGATATTTAAAGATAAACATAAGATTGTAGAGATACAATGGCTCGATGCTCAAGGTGAAGATACTTGGGAATTCCTGTCTGAAATAGACACAAAAGCTATGTATATCACAACAGTAGGATACTATTTAGAGGAAACTGAAGAAGAACTAATCGTTTGTCGATCTCTTTCTAGCGATAAGGGTTTGGAGGGTCGTTTTCATATACCTAAAACCTGTATTAAAAAGATCAAGGTTATAAGAAAATAATGTGGTTACTCTTATTTGTTAAGTTAGCTTTGACTCCAGAACCCCATGTTATAGAAGTAGAGGTTATGGAATTCTTTGACAGCGAACAAAAATGTATACAGAAAATAAAAGAAGTACCAAAAGAATCACTACCTAGAAATCTCAACATGGGGTGCGTCCCTTTAAACGGAAGGAGAACCAGTGGCAAGGAACTATAGAAAAGAATACGACAATTATCAGGGTAAGCCTTCTCAGATTAAGAGAAGAGCAGGACGTAATAAGGCGAGAAGAACAGTTTTAAAAGGCCGAAAGTCCAGTAAAGATGTAGACCATAAAGACCGTAACCCCTTAAACAACAGTAGAAAAAATTTACGTTTGGTATCGAGAAGCCGAAATAGAAGCCGAAATTCGTGAGCCTATGGCTAACCATGCGGTTTGGCTAAACTCACAAATTTACGGCATCTGGGGGCTTTAAATCGGCATCTGGTAGGCAGGTTGTAGCCGATTTTTGGGGATTCTAAATGCTTTTGGCCTCTCTGGATGTCCAAAATCTGAAAGATATTTATTATCTTTACCGTCTTTACCAGTTATCCATCCATGAATCGTACAGTCGTACACACTTTTATTCTTAATAACCTCTACTAAAACATAGTAGTGTTCATCGTTATCTTCTGGTCTGATTATTAAATCTTTGTTCCTATTACTTCCTACTGTTCTTATTTGCCAATGAGAGCCTACATCAGCTTCTTTAAATGTGTTTACAGTCATAGGAAAATAACAGTTAGTCGCTTTGGCAAAGGCTATTTCACCTAGTGTACCATACAAATTATCGTGCAGATCACGGCCTTTATATTTAGCTTTATCATTATAGCCCCTTCTTAACGATTCTGTATTTCTTAAACCTGATAAATGTATGGCTACTGAAACTTCAAACCACTCTAGTTCAACAGTTATCGGCTGACTGTCGTATTCTATTTTGTTCTTCTGGTTTACTATTGGTTTGTTCTCCTTGACAACAATCTCCATCTAACATCCTCCCACATTTTGCACATTGGTAATGACCATGTATCTCAACTTCTTCTGAACAACCGCATACAACGCAATCCATAGCTTACTTCTCCATTAGAATGTCCATTTTGCCTTCGCTGACGTGTTTGTGTGATTTACCTATGAGGATAATATCAGTAAGTGAGTTGAATCCCATAGTAATTTTTTCATAATTTTTACGTTCTCTTGCTTTTAGTTTATTACTGCACTCCAGCATCCAAATCATCCAACTCAAAGGCACAACACACTCCCATTCTTTCCAATGGCTTTGCCTGTAAATCAGTACAGGCACTACATTAAGCAACCCTGTTTTTTCGCCTGATTGGGCTTGTTCCCATGCCTGTATCCACCAATCATGGACAAGGCTCTGGGTTACTTTTCTGTAAAGTTTAACTTCAAAAAAGTAGTTCATTTCTGCAATCGTTACTTTAATATCACAACCACCGTCCCTAGAGGCACCTAGTTCTCTGGTCACATCTAAGTTAAGTCGCTCAGATAATATCTTACAGACTTCTCTTTCCCCTCTTTGTCCTTTGTCTCTACTTGATTTACCGCCCATAGTTGTATCCTTTTGTCAAAGGACATTATCGGTACTGCAAATGTCCTATTAGTGGTAGATTAAAAAGGAGTACCCCTGCACCCAGTTCCTATGATACATTCTGGGTACAGGAGCACTCACAGACTTTACATCCTTTGACGGTTTCAATGCCGTAGCAGGAAAAACAAAACCAAAAACCTGCTACACTGTCCAGTGCGTAGTCCGTCTTTCATACTGCTAATAGTTTCTCTATGTGCCAACAGGAGGCACACTATTAGTAATACAGGACATACGTTTTTTCGTTTGGCAGACTGTCTGCATGGTTCCTGCCATCACAGGAGATACTACGCACTTCCTGTTAAATAAGTGGGGCTTGGCATAAACCCCTGCCCCTTCGGGGTAGATATTTTATAGACCATCATGCCTATGGTCTCGCAATAAGGATGCTAGGTTTATTGAACCATTTAATTCAGATTTGACGGCTCCTTCTGTAAAATAATAATATGTGTTAGCGAACTAAACCCCACCGCACTGGGTTACAGTATGTTTAATGTCTAGTCAGCCCTCCAGACAACTAAAGATAAGCAGGGGGTGTACAGATTCAACTGCTGTTGGTAAGTCCGCTATAGGAAAAATGAAGGAAAACCTATAGTTTATAACCCAACCCCCCTGCCCTGACTACTATCATCTAATTTATCCGTCCCATTCTGGGACTTCTGATAATGGGATAACCATAATTTCTTTCCATAATGTCTTAGGTATACTGGTCTTAATCCATCTAGTTGCTTCATTTCGGGAATTAAATATCTTAGTTGTACCCTTACCCTCTTGTTGTGTATCCTCTTCCATCAGGTATTGCAGTCCATGTTTATGGTGTGCTTTTTTCCCACACTCTTCACATGGTCTAGCGATAACGTATTCTAGGCTCATTCATGTACCTCCTCTTCCAGTGTAATGATTTGTCTTGCTCCATCAAAGTTGATTTTAAATTTGCATATCTCACCGTTACGGTTTTTCTCTAGTGAGATAATTTTATCACCTTCTCTAGTGTGGTACATATTAATAAAGCAATCACATATCCTACTTAATTCGAGTGTACCTGCTACCCTACCTAGCCCACCTGCCTGACCCCTGCCATTGTTATAGCCTTCCCTGTTTTGTTGGGCTACTACTATAAGTCTTACCCCAAGTCTAGTCGTAACATTCTTTAATTCCTTAACGTACTTCTGTAGTTTCATCCAATGATCCATAGCATACTCATCTTTCTCGGAGGCTATTTCTCCAAGATGATCTATAACGACAATGCTCACTTTATTACAGGTTACGTGCTCTTGTATCAGTGCCATTGTTACGGCTAATGTTTTAGGTTCGTTGTTAGTGAGTATGAGATTCTTTCTCTCCAGTAGACGAATACGTGCCAAGTTATAAGCATCGGCATTTTCTCTATTCAGAAATCTCCTGTTATATATTTCGTTATAGGTTACACCTGATGCAATAGAGAATACTCTACGTGCCAGTTGTTTACGATTCATTTCGTAATTGATGTAGAGTATGCGATCTGGAAATTTATCCTGCATAGAAATGTTTACTACCCAATTCAATGCAAGCATAGATTTGCCATGCCCAGTAGGAGCAGAGATAACATTAATATCCTGTAGCCCCTTCATCTTCTCATCAAGCATAGGCATACCTACAGGGTATCCGTCATACTCATCAGCAGGACGCTCTCCTAATTCCATCTCATCTTGTATCTCACCGACCCATTCTTCAGTAGGTGATACAGCAGATTTATTAAAGACAAAATTCCTAGCTTGTAGTATCCCAGTAGACTTACTTTGTAATAACTGTATTACATCATCGGACTCTTTATTCTCAGTCAGCTTATGTAGTGCTTCATTACAGAGGTATGCTACTTGTCTCTTGGATGAAAATTCTTTTAGTATCTTACAGCCTTGTTCTCTGTTTACATCCCACTGCGGTATCTGTCTTATCTCATCCAGTAAGTCTGATACTCTAGGGTTCGTATTAAATTGAGAACGCACCGTCATGTAGTCCATTTCACCACCCAAACCAAATGTATCTTTACAGGTCTGGTATATAGTACGATGGTGATTAAAGTAGAAGTCGTCTACATTAAGCCTGTCTAAGATAAAAGCGGTATCTTGTTTACTGTTTAGCATCGCACTCAGCATCGAGCGTTCAACTTCTCTATCTGTAAACACCGCAGGGGTAGTCGTTATATCTAGTGCCATACAGTACTCCTCGCTAGAGAGTTATTATTATTATTATTATTATTATTACTATTACTATTATAATAATAATAATCTACTCTATAGGCTCAGTGTATTTGCACTCAGGATATTTGGGACAAGCATAGAAGCTACCGAACTTGCCACTCTTCAGGGTCATAGGTGTATCGCATTTTTTACAAGGTCTGGAGTCTACTTCTTTAGAGTTAGGGAATACCTCATTCACCATGTTCATTGTCTCATCTTCTAACCCTGTATTTTCTGGTGTACTCTCCTCTGCTTCTAGCTGTGTAACTTCTTCTCTAGTCCATAACTCTAAACCACAACCAAACATAGCAAAGTTCTTACAGAGGCAACGCATCTGTGCATTATGTATCTGGTTAGCTTTTGGTTTTAAAGATACCTGTGTATGGTTTTGACCATATATAGGTGATGTCATTGATCTGGTAATACCGTAGCAGGTTACAGAAGTCTTGACAAAATACCCTGTATCTTTGTCTCCCATGAATGGACGAGTAGCTTCACACTGTATTCCTGCCTGATTTAATTTAAGAAAGTAGGTATGGAATTCATAAGTCATAGTGGGGCAGGCCTTAATAAATCTGTCCAGTATATTACTCCACGGTATATACTCCATACCCTTACCACCCTTTGTTTCAATACACTTACTCAAGTCCTCTCTAAACGTCTTGGTATTAAAATGTTTATACAGAGCCTCCACCTTCTTTTCATTTGATACAGAACTTTTTGCTTCAGTCATATCACTCCTCCTTATCCAAGTTAATAGTAATTCTAAACTTGTAAGTCTTAGAATCTTGCTCTACATCTATGTACTTAGGATGTATATGTAATATCATTCCACCGATATTTGATATAGATGTCTCTGTAATATCCCTATGAAACTTACTGTAGTTTTTAAACCTAGCAACAACATCCACCATTACAGTAGTGTTCTCAGGTTCATCATCTAATCTTTTACCTAAGAAATTATCTATATTGAAATTACCACCCCCATTACCATTACCGTTATTACTGTGCATACTAATCCCCCTTGTATTTGAGTAAGAACCTGCGTGATGTGGCAACTGCTTTAGTGTGGTCATTCTCTACAGCACCTAGTTTATTAAGCAAACTCATATATCCTTCTCTCAGAAGAACCTTCTTAAAATCTTCTATAATACCTTGATGATTTACAGTAACCCTTGCCTTACCTGATTTAAACGTAGCAATCTCTTCGCCATTATCAGATAATAGCCTACCGCATTTGCCCATATAGGCTTTAATAGCGTTCTTACAGAGTTCTTCCCTCTCTACTAGAGGCTTTATCTCTTTGCGTAGAGTAGCCAATTCCTCACACTTAGCCTGAACGGACATATTACTTTGGATTAAATCTACACTGCTTTCTGGGTAAAGTAGTTTAATATCTGTATCCGTATATGAGTCTAGTTCTGGGGGTCTTTGGTTCTGTACGCAATCCCAAAAGTATTCGACTTGTTTCCAAACTCTCTTCTGTGTATCAAAGTCCACCTCTATATCATAGGTCAGTATAGGATTCTGGGAATTTCTCAGGTGTGGAACAAAACCTACTACAGTCCACTTAGGTATTCCAGTAATCATAGAGTACCAAACCACTTGGTAATACTGGTATGCAGGTATCTCACCTTCAGCCCAATACTTTCTGTAGATACCCTCGCCTACAGTTTTAATCTCAATGCCTGTAATATCTTTATCTTTATTGTTATGGCCTACTAAGAAATCTGGATGGGCATAAGCCCAATCATGCTTGGTACTACGTACAGTATGTGGCTTGTACAATATACCGTTCCTGTTTAATTCGCTTTGTGGAATCTGTATACTTTTAAAATCCTCTACACACTCTGCACTAGGGTCAAAGAAAAGGTTGTTATCTTCAGCATACTTAATACCTATAACATTCTCTAATCTACTCCCCCACTCCATAGCAAAGTTCATACTAGGCGGGGGAATATCCCCCACCTTCTCTTTGTATACTTGTATCGGACTACAGTATGGGTTAGCACCCATAATAGAACCAACATCAGAACCACCGATGCCCTCCCTTCTTTCCTCTACACTTAAATACATAAGGCCTCCTATTTAGAATGTAATTTTACTACAGTGGTTATCAATAATAGCTTCAGCCTTCTTGACAATATCCATCTGTCTAGCAGGGTTGTACTTCTTGGCTACAGTATTGATTGCATTGTACATTCTCCATCCAGTGTATCCATCTCTTGAAAACGCATCATGCGTAGGTCTTTGCCAATACTGATCTACCTGACCTAAGTGTGACCACGGCAGTAGCTTGCTTCTGCCTGCCTCAAGATATAATTTAGATACTTGGGTATCAGAAAGTACAGCCTCCTGCAACCCTTTTACCATTTGATTCAGTGCAGGTAATCCCAAAATGTAGTCAACCAATCCCATACGTATGTCATCTACCAAATTGGCTACGTTATGGGTAGTATGTTTACGTTTAAAGACTACCGTTCCAGTAATGGCGAGGTTATCACAAACAAATACAGAGCCACCTATTGTACCTTGAGCAGAGAATCTACCCCTGTTGCTATGCCTTAATCCAATGGTAGGCTCTAACGTATCAGAGAAATATTTAGCTACAGAAGTTGGCTTGCCCTGTACGTCTTGATGGAATCGTACATAACCAAACAGATCAGAACCACATTCAGATATACCCCATCTAGTACGCTCTTTATCTACAGGCATACCTAGTTTTTCACATCCCATACCTACTGCATCTACAAAATCCTTATGCTGTATACCTTCCCATCTATCTGATCTGTTTAATTCATACTCCTTACCACCCTTACCTACCCACTTATGGTTACGATCCGTTACTGGTATTGCTTCTAACTCATGCTCACGAATTGGTACAGCACCACAATGTAATAGTAAACCCATGTCTCTCTCCTCATTGTAAGATTAATTTTTTCCATCTGTTACGAACGATATGTATATACTGCCTACTTACCTCAAATGTTCTTGCTACTTCTGATTGGGAATGTCCGTTACTTAGCAACCGTACTATTTCTGCGGTATTCCCTACAGGCTTAGATGCCTTTACTCTACCCACTCACTACCTCCTCTAAGTAATATTAGTAATCTTTCCCAATAGACAAACATAAGTCCAAGATCAATGGGAATAAATCCATACTGCTTAGTGTATAACCACATACTTATCCAACATACATTAGCTATAAGTGCCATTACAGCACCCACTTTCCTACCCTTACCGAATTCTCTAAGTGCATATAAAGTCCAACAACTCAATGTCAACTCTATTAACAGCATAGATTAATCCTTTTGCCCCCAAGATGCGTCAATTCCGTACAATATTTTGGACTGATCAGCTTGTTCTTTATGCTCATCTTCATGGATACCAAGCAGGGAATCTACCTTATGGTGTAGGTTATCAAGGTATTGATGTGCTTCTGTATAGTACGGTTTCCCTAACAGGTACACATAGGTTATGTAGATTATAATAGTGGTAACTACTGCTATGATTGCTCTAATCATTAGTCGGTTTCTCCAGTTGGTTTAAATAAATTACCTTACCCTTCTCATCTCGCCTCAGATTCTTAGCTATGATCTTATTAAATTCTTTACGTGCGTCATCTACTGCCTCATTGGACTCATCCATCTTTGCTTGTATAATTTCAGATACCATAGCTTTGCGATCTTCAGTAGCGAATAAGAAGTAAGACCAATCTTCTACTACACGTACAAATTCATTGATTGCTTCTGAACCAATCGTTGTGAAGGGTATGCTACTCATGTCACGCTTGTATCGTTCTTTAGCCCAAGTCCTAATTAAAATAGTGAGTTGGCTACAGAAATCATCATTCATCCCCTCGCTCCTCCTTCTCTATTTCTTTAATAATATCGTCTATTTTAACTGGGTCTGTTCTCTTCTTATGCTTGACTTTAGACATCCAGTTCCCTTGCTTCTTAAAGTTCACGTTGTTATGTTCTTTTAATTCTTCTACGCTAATAGTCTTAATGAGTACACCATGCTTGTCATAAACTTTGACAGGGAATAAGTTACCCTTAGTGTTGCCACCATTAGAATTAAACCTAGAATTGTACACACCTCTCGCTTTATCTATTAAATCTTTATCAGACATTTGTACCGACCTCGCTGTATCCGAATTGTTAAATTCATTAAGCTCCTCTGCATCAGGCCAATGATTACCCATCCCTAAGAACTTCTTTATCCAACCACTCTTCTTCCAAGCCTTCCACTCGTACAGTAATATCTCGAATCTGTGCATGAAATTTTCTTTCTAAATTTTAGTACAACCATGCTAACACGTTTAAAAACCAATGTCAAGCGAAAAATGAATTTATTTTCGGCATCGTATTCTATTGTCTGACACATGGGTACTTGAGTGGTATGATACATCCAATATGTTCTCCTGTCTTACTGAACATCATCCAATCAGCAAAGTGTACAGGGAATTCAAAGGTATTGTTTGCTACATACCATTCACCTTTCTCTTGCCATACCTTAATGAATCCGCAGTACTTATTAATCCTGTCTTTAGTGGTACGAGTCAGCCATCCTCCAGAATTAATATGTGTAGTCCCATCAGGGTAAAAGATAACAATATTAGTGTAATGTAAACGTATAGCCCTGACTCCATTCTTATACTTCACCTCAAATGTGTTGTTCTCTAGTTTTTTACTGCTATGTATGCCCTCTACTCCTACTAAGGACTGTGCTTTAGTTGTCATTTATCCTCCTTGTACTTTTAATTGTTTAAGCGGTTCTAGTTCGTGTTCTGAACGAGCCTCATTTACTTCCTCTAAAGTAAGTTGTGCCACTGTTGTATAGTAGAGAAAGCCACACTCTAAACACTCACCAGAGACATAAGGGAAGGGTTTGTTTTCTTCATACATATCCATATTATTACCACATTTAAAACAGTACCCATTATAACTATTACTTGACATTATTTTCTCCTCCATGACTGAATAGGGAATTTATCTATTACCCATGTGATGAGCCAAGCTAGGCCATAGAAGAATAGGAAGGATGTTGATAGTACAGTAACCCCAAAGGCTAGCGTAATGAAATAAGGAAACCACTCTAATTGTATACCCATACTGTAACCCCCTTTTGTTATGAGAATATACTCTCTAGCTTAATTGATAATAATATGAACATGGCACTTATACAGATAATCAGTAATACGTGTACAATAGCTAGTATTGCAGGCTCATCATCTCGCATTTTTTTAACCTCCTAACATGGTTTAAAATAGGCTCTGTCAAGCCCTTAAAGGCCTGTATTTTACCTTAAAAAGCAAAAGACACACCTTACCCTTAGTGGTTTTTTTAGGCTCTTATTTTAGCGTTGGGGGTAAACAGTAGGCAGGGAATTAAGGAAAAGAATGATAGTAAATGATAGTACCTTATGATAGTGCATTTTGAGAATAGTATTCTCAATTAGAAGAAACAAGAAAAGCCCATCAGCCGTTAGGCTGACAGGCTTCACTGAACACCCCTTCTGGGGTTTCCAAGTCCCCCAGAAAGGGTGATTTATTAGCCGAGTATAGTCTCCTTTGGAGTTGGTTGTAATTGCTCTACTCTGGTCGTTGAGAGCGTTTTAAATAGATGGCCTTTTTCAGCCTTGTCTGCGAGAGTCTGCCTGATCTCGTCCTCTTTGTCTAGGATACCCAACACCATAGCGAGGGGAGGGTAACAAGAGTATTTATTCCCTTCGGCATCTGTGTACTTCAAGAGAACATAACCCCCTTTAACCCCTTGAACATAGGTTTTGATCCACTGTTTACCCTGTCGGATATTTTTCTCTTTTTCATCTTCATTTCTACAGACTGGAGTTGACAGGTACAAACCATCTCCCAAGTCAGTCATGGTAGAACCTGCTCGACTCATAGCCCTGTCTAAATCTTTTAAGATACCGTCCGCAACCAGAGGATCGAGTACACCATCATCTACGCATTTACGGATATTAGCTTTTTTCTGTTCAATACTAAACTCTGTTAATTGATCCACGTCCTGTACTTCTTTCATAATGTTACCTCTCAATAGTAGAGATGGGGTGCGAGGAACTCTTCCTCTTCTTTTATAACCCCTTGGAACTTACCCCATTCGTGAGAACTTAATTCTGTACTCTCTAGGGGTTCAACCTCTGTAATCTGTATTACTTCCTTTGGTGCTGTGTTTGGCTTGTCTGCCATTTTTTTTGCCTCCAGTTTGAAGTCAATACTTTTTGATCCTGTAAATATTATCTCATACTGCTTGACGTATTGCAACTTTATTTTCAAGGCCTTTAGATACAACGACTTAGAACTATCATTTTTTCCGCTAACTATCACGCTTCGACTACTGTCATCATAACTCCTTTGTTTACAATGGTTTAGGGGTGCTTGGTTTTTATCGTTTTTTTAACAGGTTTTGGCCTTGTTTTGTGCCTGTTTGGACTAGGCCTATTTAGGCGTATAAACCTATGATTTTAAATGGTATAGTTCTTGCATGGGATGCAATAATCGTGCCGTTTTATCTCTATCCCCTGTAAGGCTCTCACAAGGCAAATAAGGCCTGATTATTTTGTCAATACATAGGCCTTAATGCAGTTGAGAACGTACAAATGGGAGGCCTTTGTTTACAATAACTTACAGCACACCCCTATTCTGATAATCATTATCAATTAGAAGCATTTGTTCGTTATATGTTCGCCTTTTTATTGTATGCAATAATCATGCCATTCTACGGCATGAATCTTGCAAGGACGGACGGCTGATATTGAGAGTCATTCTCAATTTGTACCCATGATCCATATTGATAATGAGAATCATTCTCAAAATACTATCAAAGGTGGCTTCGCTTACTATCACTATCATTTTGATAATGAGAACCATTCTCAATGGGATGTATGGCACGCTTCTTGCAGGGGTGCAAGACCCATGCCACCCTCTTTTTGATTTTGAGAACCATTCTCAATTTCATTTCTAACGCAGGTCGACCCCGAAAATTGGGAATTCGTTACGCTATTTATTAACCCATCCGTAGGACGACAGAATTTTCCAAAAAAAAAATTAAAAAACCCAAAAAAGGGGTTGCAGTGTCAATGGAAATATGATACAATAGAATATATAGAAAAAAATAAATACAACTACCGTCTTAGGGACTGAGTTTGATTAATTAGATTATTTAAACAAGTAATTTACAAATATGATCGAAAGGGGGAGAGTGTGCTTAACGAAAAAAAGGTTTATGAGACAGGAGCAAGCCGTAGTGCAGACGTAGATGGGGTACGGTATGACTTAGTGCCACCAGAGGGTATAGAGGCCGTAGCGAAAGCTATGTATGTTGGGTCGGTACATCATGGCGATAACAACTGGAAAAAAGGTCTTAAACATTCTGTATACATAAACCATGCCTTACGGCATATTAACCTCTATATGCAGGGCAGGAGAGAAGAGGATCATATAGGACACGCATTAGCCAACCTTATGATGTTAGTTTGGAACGAGAAGAATCTTCCCGAATTCAATGATTTGACTGATCTCGGATTTATGAAGAATGGTGAAGGTTTTAAATATGCGGTTCAATCGCCACCGCCAAAACGACCTGTAGGTCGCCCAAAAAAGAGCGTACCAACTATTATGGAGGATCACGAACATGAGTGACTTGATTAAAATTGGGGGTTTGTGGGAAGGGCAGGACAAAAACGGTAATAAATACTTTAGTGGCACGTTCACTTATGGTACAAAGTTACTGGTGATGTCTAATTCTTTCAAGGAGAAGGAGAGTGAACCTGACTTCATTGTTTACCTTGCTAAAAAAGAGAAACAAACCGAAGAGGAGTAACTGTCCTTATAAACTGGAGCCGTCATGTGGAATATCATCGGAGAAGCACTGGGTTTTATACGTGAAACAATCAATAGAAGGTTTAAAACACGTAGGGAGAAAGAGCATACAGAAAGGTCTGAAGAGATCAAACAGGCTCTTGCAGATCGCAACCCAAATGCTATTGCTGATCTTTTTAACAGGATGCGGAGGAAAGGTAATTCTTCTAAAGGAGGGTGAAATTAAAGCACTACCTAGTGGAAACTATGAAGTGTCACCTGCTTGGGTAGAAGAAAGGTTGAATTTTGAGAATGATATGGTAAAAAGATTACAGGAGTGTAATTCTAATTAAACTTTATGAGGACACAATGGTTAAAACTATAGTTAGTTTGATCGACAGTACGATGTCAGGATACAAAACCTACTGTATTATGGGTCTTGCTATGGGCATGATGATTTGTCAGATGCTTGGTTATCACCACTTCTCTTCTGAAGCGTGGGGCATGGTCGGTATAGGCGGTGCAACTACGTGGAAGATGGGAATGGACAGGAAATGAGGTTGACAGGGGTTCTACTGGGGGTATGGCTTTTACTTTCCTCTCCTCCAGTTAATGCAGAGTCCATACAACCGACTCCAGTAGAGCCTCAATTTCTTGTTGTAGATATGAATGTAGTAGATTGGGAACTACATTTTTCGTTAGGTATCGTTATAAAGACTGCGGAAGGACTATGGTACTCTTTCCCCATACTCAACCAATACCCAGTAAAGGAATGTCAGGAGGTACGTGTTGTGGGTAACGAATTGTATCTAATGAACAACGGTATAAGGTACGTAGTCAGTGCCATACCTATGCTACTCCGTAAACCACCTAATGATTGGGTTATGTATGAGCGAAAAAAACACAGATAAGGCTACTCCTGTTGTACCTATGTTCACTAAGGGCGGTACAGGAGGCCCCGGCAGGCCTAAAGGAACACAAAATAAAAACCGTATAGTAGGTGAAGTACTGAAGAAACTAAACTTTGACCCTCTGGAAGAGGTCATACACTTGTTTCGAGATGAGGAAACTCCTCCTAAAGTACGTGCTGATATTGCTTTGAAGGTGATGAGGTTGGTGTACCCAGAAGTTAAGCAAGTTCACGTAGAAAGTCATAGCGTAGCAAACGCTTTGAACCCTATTGCTGAAGCTATGCTTCAGATTGAAGAGAGGAAATCTGGATTTGACTACAAAAAAATCAACACCCCAGAGCGAAGCAAACTTAGTTAGACTGATAAAAAGCCGTACATGGAGGTTGAACAACCTCTACCATATTCGCCCAAAAGAAGGCAGTGCATTAATACCTTTTAAACTGAACTGGGCACAGACTGAACTCTACAACAACATTTGGAACAGGGTAATTGTTCTAAAGGCACGACAGTTAGGGGTTACTACGTTCTTTTCTGTACTCTTTTTGGATGATTGTCTCTTTAATCCTAATAGAGAGGCAGGTATTATTGCGGATACCAGAGAAAATGCGGAAGAAATCTTCAGAACAAAGGTAAAAGACGTATTTGACAACGTAGCAAAAGATATTCCTGCCCTCAAGGAACTAATACACAACACAATTCAGCTAGATTCAGAACAAGGTAAGCGATTAATCTTCTCTAACGGTTCTGCATTTAGAGTTTCAACTTCTATGAGATCAGGTACGCTATCTCAATTACTTATTACTGAATATGGCAAGATTTGTGCTAAAGAACCAGAAAAAGCGAGAGAGGTACGTACAGGTAGTATTGAAACTTTGCCTAGAGATGCACTGTTAGCCATTGAGTCTACCGCTATGGGTAACGAGGGGGACTTTTTTGTGAAGTGCAGAGATTCTGAACTGGATAATCTAAGTCGCAAGGAATTAACGACTATGGATTACAGGTTTTTCTTTTTTCCGTGGTATAAAGAGAAGAACTACTCTCTGGAAACGTCTGCTAAATTAGACCCAGATATGGTGGCCTACTTTAAAAAACAAGAGGAGTTGCTGAAATTAAAGTTTACAGATGCTCAGAAGGCTTGGTATGCTAAGAAGAACGCTGAGTTAGGCGAGGATGTAAAAAGGGAGTACCCAACAACTGCAAAAGAAGCGTTTGAGCAAAGCATTGAAGGGGCTTATTTGTCTAGGCATCTTCAAAATGCTTACAAAGATAACAGGGTAGACGCAATACCCTACATACGTAGACTCCCAGTGCATACGTGTTGGGATTTAGGAATTAATGACACAACTTGTATCTGGTTTTTTCAGCTACATCAGGATTGTGTCAGGTTTATTGATTATTATGAAAACGCAGACGAGGGCTTGACCCACTACGTTAATCTATTAAAACAGAGAGACTATATTTACGGCAAGCACCTCGCACCCCATGATATAGAAGTACGAGATTTTACTATAGGAAAGACTAGAAAAGAGTTTGCAAGGGAACAGGGGCTTATATTTCAGACTGTCCCCAGACCGAATGATGTGATGGATAAAATAGAAAGTGTGAGAAACGTATTTCCACAACTCTATTTTGATGAGAATAAGTGCAGTAGGGGCTTGACTTGTCTAAAGAATTATCGTAAAGAATGGGATGACAAGAACGGATGTTACAAGAACCGTCCTTTACATAATTGGGCATCTCATGGTTTTGATGCACTGGCTACTGGTACTCTAGGTTTTGAAGCAGGTTTTTTAGACTCAGCACCAAAACAAGATGACGCTGTAGCTGTTTATGACGTTTTTGAATAGGAGATAATTATGGGCGGTAAAGGGGCTATGCCAGCTATGCCTGCACCTTATGTTGTTGATCCACCAGAGGAAGCGAGTTATTTACCACCAAAAACTCCACTTCCAGAACCAGAGGCAGTTACACAGGCAAAACTTGATGATGAGAAGCGAAGAAAAATGCAACGATTAGCTTCTACTGATACAAGAGAAAATACTATTATGAATGAAGGCGGTGCGTTGGGTTTGGGAAATGTAGAAGAAGAAAATCTCAATGCCCCCAGTTTATTCTATGACAAAAAAACAGTAGGCACAAAATCTACGAAGGGACTTCTATCCGAGGGTTAGTTATGAAATATGATGAAGAGTATGCCTATTGGCATAAAAAATTATTTAAGAACGCTGTTTTTAAAGGAGGGTCTGCTCCTCAAGTAGACTATGCGGCAATACGCAGACAGCAGGAACAAGAACGTCAAAGACTACAGGCTAAACGTGACGAAGAATTTAGAATTGAAGGTATTTCCGATTACATTGATTATATGTATGACAACCCAGAGCAGGAACGAAGAAGAAGTGCTACAGGGCAGTTCTTTAACGCAATCAGCCCCGGCAAGACACCTAACCAGCTTCTCAGTTCATACAGGGATAACAAAACAATAACTCTAGCAGATATTAAAAAAGATACAGGAAAATACTTTGACAACCGTACTGCTGTAGCTTCTGTTAAACAAGGTAGAATTAAACTAGGCAAAAGAGCAGATAAGCCGATTTCAGGTGGACTGCTTGGCATGGCTGAGACAGATAAAAAACAACTACTAGGAGCATAGTATGTCGGATTACGCAAAAGACCTAGTAAGACGATACGAAGTTCTCAAGCAAGATCGAATGTTATGGGAACCGTTTTTTCGTGATGTACGAGATTACATAAGACCACGCAAACAAAAAGTAGATTCATCTCCGTCTATTAGTGCTGAACGTCATACTAATAAAATGTTTGACTCTTCCGCACCAGAAGCAAGCCGTTTGATGGCTATGTCGATGCAAAATGCGTTAGTTCCTCAATCTGTCGTATGGTTTGGTCTTTCAATCCCATCTGGGCATCCTGCCTCGATGCTGAACAAAGCACCCTCGGTTAAAAGATGGTTTCACGATGTTACGCAGAAAATGTTTTTTGCGTTCCATGAGTCTAACTTCTACACAGCTATAGGTGAAGCATTTTTAGATTTTACTTCCTTTGGCACTATTAATCTTCTTTTGGAAGAAAACGATGTCTATAAGGGTAATTTTGGGGGATTAGTCTTTACATCCATCCCTACAGGCCAGTTTGTGTTTGCTGAAGATAAGAGAGGGCAACCTGATACTGTATTTTGGGAATACATTTTAACTGCAAGGCAAGCCAAACAAATGTTTGGTCAAGGTAAATGCCCCGATAAAGTAAAAGAGGCTTTAAGAAATAAACCTGATGAAAAGTTTACGTTTGTTAGAGTACTGATTCCAAGAGATGAATATAAATTTGGCTCTATGGATGTTAAAGACAAACAATATGCTTCATTTGACATTCATTTAGATTCTAAAAAGCTATGTAGAGAAAGTGGTTTTGAAGAATTACCCTATGTTATAGGAAGATTTGAGAAGGCATCAGGTGAATTGTGGGGTAGAAGCCCTGCTGATATTGCCATGCCTGACATTAAAACTATAAATAAAATCAGGGAATTAGAACTGAAAGGGTTGGCTACGGCAGTACATCCTCCATTGATTGCTCCAGATCAAGGGATTATAGGCACATTTAGGATGACTCCTTCTGCAATTAACTACTCTAGGGAACCAGAGAGGTTTAAATTCCTTAGATTTGAAGGCAGATTTGACTTATCTTCTCTTAAAGCAGATGAACTTAAAAAATCTATCAGAGGAATCTTTTTAGCAGATCAGCTTGTATTACCAGAAAAACTGAACATGACTGCGGAAGAGGTAGCTACTGTAAGAGAGCAAATCCAAAAACTGCTTGGCCCTACTGTCGCTAGGTTTGAAAGTGAAGTACTTACACCTATTATATTAAGAAGTTTTGGTTTACTAAACAGAGCAGGAGCGTTACCACCTCCCCCTCCAGAACTAGAAGGCTTAGATGAAATTGAGGTGTCTTATGTTGGGCAACTGGCGAAAAACCAGAAAATACAGGATGTTACGAGTATTCAGAGATGGCTTGGGGTTGCTTCCAACATGGCTTCATTCTCACCTGAAGTACTTGATAATATTGATGTTGACCAAGCGTTACAAATTATTGGTGAAAGGATGGCTGTACCGTCTGAAGTTATGCGTTCTCAAGAGGAAGTGGCTCAATTAAGAGAGCAAAGACAACAACAGTTAGAACAGCAACAGCAACTAGAGCAGGCTTCTACTGTAGCCGAGGGTGCAGGAAAAGTTGCTCCAATGGTTAAAGCATTAGGAGGGGTAGATGCGTTCCCAGTACAATGACCTTGAAGAAATAAGAGAAGCAATAGTTAAGACGTTCTCTGGTGTGCATGGCGAAAAAGTTTTGAAATTTTTGGAGGATATGTACCAGAATCAAACGTCAGCCGTCCCAAATGACCCATATTCGACTTTTTTTAACGAAGGTGGGCGAGGGTTGGTTTTAGGAATAAAAGAGCAAATTCGAGCGTACAAGGCGTTAAAACAAGAATCGAAAAATAAGCAAACCTCAAACCCACAATGGAGTGAAATATAATGTCTGAAGCTGAACAAGAGGCCGTGAGTAGCGATAACCTTATATCAGAAGAAGCACCAGTAGCAGAAGAAACATGGCAGGGGCGATATTTACCAGAAGATTTAAGAGAGAACGAGACTTTAAATAAATTTAAAGATGTAGGTTCTCTCGGCAGTTCTTATTTAGAGTTGCAGAAAATGGTAGGTTCAAGGGATAAAATCCCTACTGAAGAATCTACTGAAGAAGAAGTTAATAGTTTTTATAATAAACTCGGTAGACCAGAATCACCTGACGCTTATGATATAAAAGTACCAGATGAGGGTGGCACAGGAATGAAATACGATCAAAAGTTGTATGCTGATTTCCTGCAAACGGCTCATCAGTCAGGGCTAACAAATAAGCAGGCTCAAGATGCGATTGATTTTTACGCAAAGATGAATGAAGAGTCCTCTATTAATTCTGAAGCCCAAATGCAACAGGCTAAAGTCGATGCCGAAACTGCTCTCAAAAAAGAGTGGGGTGTGAAAGAGTACGACAGAAATCTTGCAATTTCACGTAGGGCTTTTAATCGGTTTGCAGATGATGATTTAAAAAAGTTTGTACAGGAGTCTGGAGTTTCAAACAATGTATCTTTAATTAGATTCCTGCATAAAATTGGTAAATCTTTTAGTGATCCTAAATTGGAAGGGTCAGGTAAAACAGCAGGTTCAATAGATTCTGATTCTGCTAAGTTAGAAATTGATGCTATGATGAAAGACAAGGGTCATAAGTACCATGAAGCATTATTTGACCCTATGCACTCTAAGCATGAGGAAGCGATTTCCTACAGAGATCATTTATACGACCTAGTATATCAGGAGGATGAATGAGCTTAGAGCAAGAAAACATTTACTGTTCGGATTGTGAAAACTTTACCGTTAAAGATAGACGTATCGAAGGTAAGGCCACACCAGACAGTTATGGGTTTTGTACCCACTATAATACTCAAACGTCAGCGACTACATTTTACGGTGTATGTCCAAGTGCCAAGAGGATTCCAGTAGAGGTTGCAAAGCCAACTTTAGTGAAGAAAATAGCCCCGAAAAGGACAACTAGAACTTCACGCAAATAGAGCCTGCATGGTGCAGACAACTCTACTATTTATTATCTCTTTTGATTAGAGGTGTATTATGAGTACCGAAGTCAACAAAGCGTTTGTCCAAAAGTTTAGGGACAGCTTTATCCACTTGGTACAGCAAAAGGGTTCACGTTTGCGTGAATATGTACGCACTAATACAGACGTTGTGGGCAAATATGACCACTTTGATCGTCTGGGTAGTACATCGGCTCAAAGAATTACGAGTCGACATTCAAATACTCCGTTGATCTCTACACCCCATAGTCGTAGACGAGTTAGCATGGAAGATTACAACTGGGCTGACTTAATCGACAAAGCTGACAAGGTTCGTATGTTAGCTGATCCTACTTCAGAATATATGAAGGCAGGTGTTTGGGCTATGGGTCGCACAATGGATGACATTGTTATCAGTGCGATGTTGGGTAATGCGGTATCAGTAGACGAGAACGATGCTTCTTCTAACGTGGCTTTGCCTGCGGCTCAGAAGATTGCTGTTGCCACTGGTGCAACGGATATGAACATCACGAAGTTACGGAAAGCAAAACAAATTCTGGACGCTTCTGACGTTGATCCTGATTTACCTAGATGTATTGTTATGAAGTCCAACCAATTTTATGATCTCTTGGGAGATTCTGAAATTCAGAGTGCAGATTTCAATACAATCAAGGCTCTCGTAGCTGGTGAAATTGATTCCTTTATGGGCTTCAAATTCATTCGTTCTGAGAGATTAACTTCCGATTCTAATGGTGATACCCAGTGTATAGCTTGGATTCACGATGGAATTGGGCTTAGTATGGGTATGGATGTGAAAACTGAAATCTCAGAACGGTCAGATAAAAACTATAGTACGCAAGTCTATGCCCAGATGTGTCTCGGTGCTACACGCATTGAAGATGAGAAGGTCGTAGAGATTGCTTGTACTGATTCGTAAAGGAGATATACGATGGCTACTTATAAAAGTACAGAGTATACCAACGCTACGGACGGTTCAGGCACAAAGAACCAACCAGAAACAAAAGGAGTAGTTCATTACAAGTACGCTAGATTTACAGGGCAAGCCCTGACTTCTTCTGATGTTGTACAGGTGATGACAATTCCTTCTGGTGTTCGTGTACTTCCGCAGTCTATGTTAATTGCTAGTGACTTAGAATCGTCTGCTACAGTTAATGTTGGATATGCGGCACACACTACTCAGAGTGACGGTTCTGCGGTTGCTGTTGATGCAGATGCGTGGATTAGTGCTGTAGCGGCTGACTCAGCTAGAACAGTAACTAATTTCCATGAGTCTGCAACACATGACACTGGATACGTTACTACTGGTGAGTTAATATTGACTATGGCTCTTGGTGCAGGAACTTCTGTATCAGGTGACACATTCGATTTCCACGTCTGGTACGTGGGAGAATAACTGTTAGGGGATGTCCTGAGTTGGCTTGGGGCATCTCCTGATTGTTCTTATGCGAAGAAAACAATTAACACCTAATTTTGATGAAGAGGAATTTGCCTGTAAGTGTGGTTGTGGTTTAAATGGAATTAATAGAGAACTGGTCAACTTACTACAGAAATTAAGAGAAGATTTTAATAGCCCAATGGTTATAACAAGTGGGTTACGCTGTGAAGATTGGAATACTCAGACGAAAGGAAGTGTAAATTCCAGCCATCTATGGGGGATGGCGGTAGATGTAAGCATTACAGATGCGATGATAAGATATAAATTTGTAAAAAAAGCACAAAAGTATTTTAAGCGAATAGGAATTGCCAAAACATTTGTTCATGTAGACATAGATCACATGAAAACTAACCCTGTTATCTGGACGTACTAATGAGTTCAAAAGTAGATTTAGCAAACGAAGCATTATTGTTACTAGGTGCTAATACAATTACCAGTTTTACTGATAATGATTCTAACGCTGTACTGGTTAATCGTTTTTTCCCAAGTGAGAGAGATGCTGTGTTGCGTAGTCATAGATGGAACTGTGCAATTACAACGATTAATCTTGCCTCTTTAGCTGAAACTCCAATTATTGATTGGGAGTATAAATTTACTCTACCTACTGACCCCTATTGTTTAAGGGTACTGGATGTTAGAACGGTTACTGGAGATATAAAACTAGACCATGAAATACAGGGCAGAGAACTTTTTACGGAAGAATCTACCGTTGATCTTACATATATTCAAAGATTAGAAGATACTACTCAGTATGATGCTTTGCTTTACCAAGCCCTAGTTTTTAAGATGGCATGGAAATTATCTTTTCCAATCATGCGTTCACATACGGTTATGGGTCAAATGGGGTCTATGTATGAGGCTGTTGTCAGAGAGGCACGCTCTATAGACTCGCAAGAAGGTACACCAGAAATTATAGAATCTGATACGTTGACTGATATAAGGTTGCGTTAAATGGCAACTAACAAATATTTTCCGATACAGACTAACTTTACGGCAGGGCAACTATCGCCAAGATTGCATGGTAGAGTTGATATTAATAAGTACAACAATGGGCTAAAAACCCAGAAAAATGCTTATAGTTTACCGCATGGTGGGGTAGTACGCAGATCAGGTTTCCATTATGTAGCAGGAGTAAAGACTAATTCTGCTAAAGTACGCTTAGTTAGATTTGAATTTAGTATTAGTCAGGCCTACATTATAGAATTTGGCAACACCTATATTCGATTCTATATGGATAATGGTCAAATTACCTCTGGTGGCAGTCCTGTAGAAATTGCTACTCCGTATCTCACAGCAGAATTATTTGAAATCAATTTTGCACAATCGGCTGATACTCTTTATATTGCCCATCCTAATCACGCTCCTAGAAAACTTATTAGAACAAGCCATACTAATTGGACTTTATCTACACTGACCTTCACTTCTGCTCCTGCTAATTTTGCAGGAGGGTCAGGAGATTACCCAAGAAGCGTTACATTTTTTGAAGAGCGTTTGTACTGGGCAGGAACAAATAATAATCCTCAGACAATTTGGGCAAGTAAATCTGGTGATTTTTTAAACATGAATCAGGGTACAGGTTTGGATGACGAGTCGGTAGAATTTACTTTGGCTACAGATGATGTAAATGTTATTTATTGGCTTAAAGCATCAGATGTTTTGTTGATTGGTACGGTAGGAGGAGAATTTAAACTACATGGAAATGGCAACCCTGTTACTCCTTCCAACGTGAGGGTTGTGCAGGAAACCAAGTATGGGTCTAGTACGGTAAGCCCTGTTGTTTCAGGTCGTGCTGTTATTTTTAATCAACGATCAAAAAAGAAGCTACGACAAATGATTTTTGATCTTAATGTTGAGGGTTTTGTTGCCCCAGATTTAACTATACTTGCTGAAGATATTACAGGAGATGGTATTGTTGATTTAGCTTATCAGCAAGAACCAGATTCTATTGTATGGGCGGTTAGAGAAGATGGGGTATTGCTAGGGCTAACATATCAAAGAGATCAACAAGTCGTTGCTTGGCATCAACACCCTGTAGGCGGTACTGATGCGGAAGTAGAAAGTATTGCTGTAATACCAACGGCAGATGGCAAAGCCGACCAATTATGGGCAAGCATTAAGAGAACCGTAAATGGGGGTACTGTACGTTATATTGAGTATTCTGATACCAGTATGTTTGTAGATTCTGGTTTGTCTTATTCTGGTTCGCCTACTAGTTCTTTTTCTGGGTTGACTCATTTAGAAGGCCAAACGGTGCAAATTGTAGGGGATAATGCGGTTTACGCATCCGCAACGGTTTCAAGCGGTGCTGTAAGTATTTCAGAGAATGTCAGCACAGCCTACATAGGGTTAGCTTATACATCAGAAATTGTTACATTACCTCCAGAAGTTCCACAAACTGATGGCTCCTCTTTTGGTAAAAAGAAATCTTGGAATAGAATTATATTGAATTTATACCAAACGCTCGGTATTTCAGTAAACAATACACAACTTGTGTTTAGAACAGGTGGTGATCCAATGGATTCAGCCCCTCCAGCATTTACAGGACAGCACGATATTACTAATCTAGGATGGAAAGAAGCTGATTCTTCAATCACAGTTAAACAGGAGCAACCGCTTGGGATGACACTTATCTCTCTAACAGGCGAACTTAATGTTAATGACTAATCAGGCTCCTTTGAGTCAAGTAGGTAGAATAAAGATTCAGCCGTATCAATTTAAACATTTTGAAGAACTTATCGTTAGACCGCATGAGGAAGGAATTAAAGAAGCAATACAATTATCTAATACAGAATGGGCACACGCTATAGGTAAAGAAGCAGTAGAGGCCTATACAGGCTTTATAGGTGATAAGATTTTTGCTATAGGGGGGCTGAACATACTTTGGAAGGGGGTAGGTGAAGTCTGGGTTATAGGTTCTCCTGTAATACCATCCCAGAGGTTCAGTTATGTTAAGATTGTTAAGTTTTATTTGAAGTATTTTAGAGAAAAGTATAGATTAAAGCGAGTACAGGCACAAGTTATAAAGGATTACGAAATGTTGCACAGATTTACTAAATTCTTCGGCTTTAAGTACGAGGGTACTTTACACAATTATTGTGGTGGCAAATTGGATAACTGTATGTATGCCATCTGGGAGGAATAAATGGCTGTAGCAACAGCATTAGCAGTTGGTGGTAATGTAGCCAAAGGAGTTTCTGGATACAAAGCAGGTCAAGCATCGTCAAAAGCGGCACAAGCTACAGCGATGTACAACCAAATGATTACTCAGATCAATGCCCAAATGCAGGATGAGGCAGGCGATATTGAGAGAGTCATTGGTGAACGTAATGCAGAAGATGTCGCTGAACAAGCCTCCTATAATGCGTTTCTCTTAGAACGTCAGGCAGAAGAGGTACAGATACAGAACGACTTTGACTTGTTTGTTTCAGAACGGCAGTCAGATATTTTTACTGCTGAAAAAAGAGCAACATGGGGTTCTAGCGGTGTGACTATGCGTGGAAGTCCTGCGGTAGTTGCTTTAGCAGATGCTCATGCCAGTGCTATGAACTTAGCCAACGTACAGCAACGAGGCCTACAGGCCGTTAGTAGGGTAAACCAAGCCTCTAAAATGACAGAATATCAAGGTAAAGTTGCTTATAACAATTTAATGCAAACCGCTTATATGAAGAACTATGCTTCTGATATACAGCGTGCGAATATCATTAATGAGGGTAATATGAATTACTTTCAAAATGCCTTAAAGTCTTACACTGCACAAGCACAAGCCACTTCAGCTTTAATAGGAGGGATTTCTGATGCCGTATCAGCAGGAGCGTCAGCTTATGTCTCAGAGGGTGGAAGTTTTGATGATTTATTCTCATTTGGTGGTGGAGGCTCAGCATCTTCTGGTAGCAATGTAATGGGGCCGTTTAACACATTACAGAGTAATTCTACTGGGTCTTTTAATGCTTCCTCTGGTGGAGGTGATATTTTTGATTTCGGATGGGCAAAAGATACGTCTGGATGGCAGTTTCAATAGGAGTAATTAATGGCTAGAATGGCAGGGTTGCTTGGGGCACCCTTAGTACCCAGTATTAGACCAGAGGTAAAACCACGTCAGCTTGCAGGTGGGGCAGGGCAGATTAATACGGCTGTTCCTGCACAAAAACTGCAAATGTACACAGGTACAGAATTACAAACTGCTGTTAAGGCTAGAGCCAATGTGACTGCTGAAGTTGGCAATATGGTTGAATCCGTTGCTAATGCAGGCATTGTTATACATGAAGCAGGAGAAAAGAAAAAACAGCTAGAGATCGAAGGTGAATATAAAAGATTCACTATTGATAAACAAAACGAATTTAAAGAACAACGTACCGCTAAAGATAAGGCAAGAGTACGAAATGAATTTGAAATAGGTATTGCCAAACTTAATGCAAAGATTAAAGGGCATGATTGGGGTAGTTTACAAGAGAAGGCATGGGCACAAGGTTTAGCTATTGAAGGGAAAAGAAATCTTGCTGACCTAACAACTAAGTGGCATTTAGCAGAACATACTGAAACTGTTTCAGCAATACAGACCAATTTTAAAGAGAACCAAAAGGATTTTGCTACAAGAACAAACATAGACCCAATGCTTCACATGGATCAAGGCATTAAAATGCTTGAAGATTTGTATGATATGAAGCATATCTCTAAAGAGCAATTACTTGCAGGTATTAGAGAGTATAAAAACACAGTAACTCTAAATAGAGCAAGCCTTTTAGCAACTAACTATGCTAAAGAAATTGACCCTGCAAACGTCCCATCACCAGAGCAACTTTTAATCAGACTACAGCAGGAAATGGGCATACCATTTATTACTGATGATCTGTTAGAAGTCACACACGAAAAATTCAAAACTGAGTTTTTAAAGGAAATCCAGAGAAGAAATAAGATGGATTCTTTTGAGGAAATCCTGACCGATTTGGCTTTCAAAGAAGCAAGAGACAAAAATAGGGATGAAATATCACAACTTACGGCTGAAAATGCACTTTCATTAGATGATTTTAGTTCGTGGAAAAGTCAAGCACAGGCTAGAGGCGATGACAAATTTTTTCGAGAACTGGAAACACTAGAAACTGAGTGGGTCAATAATCGCCAAGCTAATTCACGAATTACAAACTACTGGGGTACTCCAGAAGGGGACGGCTACCGTTATCTTATACAGCAACACATGGGGGACAAAGGCTTTATTGATGTTGAAGAAGCAGTGAAGTCAATTAGAACGCAATCAGAAAATGACCCACAAAACATATACAGTACTTCTTCCGAAGTAGATATGGAACAGATTAGAATGAGACTTGGGGCATACAATACCAAACTAAAAAATCAACGGATAGACAAAACTACTATAGCCCCTATTTTTGCAACATGGTTGATGAATAAGGTGAGTAAAAGAGGAACAGATCGTACAGCATTTCTCCAGCACTTAGTTTCTAAAAATCTTATATCTGAAGATGTAAAAAACACTATGAGTCTTAATGCAGATACTATTAGTCTTAACAAATATGCTGACGATATTTTGAAATACTCTACTGGATTATCCAATCAGGCAATACAAATATCAGAAGATATTGCAGTAGAGATGAACAAAACAAGAGATGGTGAAGGTTTGTACAGTAAAAAAGGTTTTAGAGACCCAGAGTGGATTGATAAATACCGTCAAGATGTTGAGAGAAGATTTGAAGAGTTCATAGGAATGTCTCCTGCTACACCCATAAATAAGAGCAATAGTTTAAAAACCACTCAAAAGACAAAGAAAAGTGCTGTCCAGCTAACTCCCAAAGTTACGCCTAAAAGTACGCAAAATATAGACACTACCCCAACATCAACATCTTTAAATACGGATACGAAAAATCCAACTCCAATGCCGAGTAGTGAAGATCAGGCAAATCTGGAAGATGCAAAAACCGTACTTGATAATTCTACTAAAATTGTTCATAAAAATAATTTAGGGTCTACTTCAGCAAACAAAATTAAACCCCCTACTGAGGAACAAGCCACTAATGCTTTGATTGCGAGTAACGGTGATGTTAGTCAAGCTACAGAAAAGCTAAACAAACAATTTCAGCCTAAGAAGGGTACAACACTTGAGTTGACTGAGGAGGATTTTGAGGACGAGGAAACCACTACTGAAAAGGCTGACCCTATAGATGCTAGTCTTGGTAATTTATACTTGAAAAATATAATGTCTCAATTTGAAACATTGGGTGATGTTACTCAGTTTGTGGGGGAAAAAGCAGAAGATTTTTGGAATTGGGAGACTGAACAGTTATCTATACTTTTTTCTAAAAACTCCATTGATAAGTTATCAGAATTTGTGCGTCCACATTTGGTTAATAAAGACAGGTTTATTGGTGATGTAGGTCTTAAAGCACTTACATTTCCATATACAGTAGCCGACAGCATTAATGAGATCGCCAATGTGTTTGATAAGCCTATAACTTCTAATAAAGTACAGAACCAAGAATTAGAAGCGTATGCAAAACAAAAATTTAAGGACAGTGGAATTCCTAATGTACCTAAAAAGGTTACACAAGCAATTCAAATAATGTCTGATATTGGTGCTACAGTTCAAGAGGAAATTAAAAAAACCAAACTTATACTTCGCACTGAAAGACAATGGGCAGGTAAGGGGGGTAACAAAGAAATGAAATTTAAAGGTGAGGGTAGCCCTTTGCAGTTTAGTCCAGTAACCCAAGCAAATACAGAGAACCAAATGTTTGATCCTAGCGTGGTAAAACAAGTTGTTACGCCTATTGTTGAAGAAGTTACTAAAGCTGTACAGGGTAAAGACAATAGGCCTATTTCAGAACAAATATTGGATGATAAAAATTTAGCTTGGTTATTAGAAAAATATGGGCCACAGATTGAAAAGATGCAACAATTACG